GCTGATTTAAAACAAGGCATTGATGATTTACAACAATCCATAAGTAAAACGGACGCATCGCCTATGGTCAAGTTGAAAGAAGCGATGAACGATTTAAAAGAAGCTCTTGAACCAGTGTTGCTTGTAATAGCGGATGTTGTTTCTGCATTTGCTGGTTTTATTTCAGCTCATCCAGTGTTAGCAGCAGCTATTACAGCTATAACAGTTGTGCTTGGTATACTTGTTGGTATTTGCGCAGCATTAGCACCGGTAATCTTCTTGGCCACATCAGGAGCTATAACTTTTGCAGGTGTTATGGCTGTTTTAACAAGTCCGATTACTTTAGTGGTTGCGGCAATCGCGGGATTAATTGCTATATGGGTATTATTCGGCGACAAAATAATGGCTATATACAATGAGTATTTCAAACCGACAATAGATCAAATAGTATCCATAATCACTGAAACTTTGCAACCGGTATTTGATAAAGGATTTACGCTGATAAAAGATATTGTTCAAGATGCTTTTGAGATTATCAAACGTGTTTGGGACGAAATACTATCACCTGTTTTTTCAAAAATTTCATCATTCATCGAAAATGTGCTTTTACCAGCTTTTAAATTTGTATTTAGTGCTATTGGTAGTGTTGTATCAGATGCATTTGATGGGATAAAAGTTGTGTGGGATACGGTTTTAAAACCTATTTTCAATGGGATTATCGATTTTATTTCTGGTGCTTTCTCAGGAGACTGGGATAAAGCTTGGAAAGGAATTGTGCAAATTTTTGATGGAGTTTTTAACGGAATTAAAGCGGCTGCCAAAGCGCCAATAAATGCCGTTATTTCAATGATTAATGGATTAATAGAGGGTATTAACAGTATAGAAATGCCTGATTGGGTACCATTTGCAGGTGGAAGCAAACCGAATATTCCTAGAATCCCAATGTTAGCAACAGGTGGACATGTTCTTGGGGATGGATCGTTTATTGCCGGAGAAGCTGGACCAGAGTTATTTACCAAGAGAGGGAATCGTGTTTCTGTTACACCATTATCATCAAATGAAAAGTCACTTGGTATTACAGGTACTATGAGCCGATTAATTGGCGATATGAGTTATTCGATGGCTAGTTCTATGAAAGAGTTATCTGGCTTAAAAAGTGTCATGAGCAATGTATATGGCAGCATGGCTAACAGCTCACAAGCAATGAGTAGAAATGCTAGTCAAAGTAATGTGGACGGAAATTCCTCTTCAAATGCAAATAAATCAGATTCATATAACTTTGCTGACATGTTTAGAGGCTCTACATTTGTCATTAGAGAAGAAGCGGATGTACAAAAATTAGCGGTAGAGTTAGGAAAATATATTAAGACATCAGGAAGAAAGGTGGGGCAACTATGAGTTTAACGATAGACGGTAAAAGACTAAATGAATTTAAATTAGCTCTTTTACCAGGATTTCAGCATCCAGCCGCTCCGCCAATCCGTGACTACACAGTTTCTATTCCTGGTCGTCCTGGTGCTTATTATTTTGGCTCGGATATAGATCCCATGCCTTTTAATTTACCTTTACTTGTTAAACCACAAGAAAATAGATTTGAACTAGCGGCAGCTATCAGAAAAATGGTGGCTGCCTTTATTGATCCTTTTGGCAGACCGAAGGAAGTAAAACTAATTTATGATTACGAGCCTGATAAGTATTATCTAGCTAGATACAGTGGCTCAATGCCAATCGAGCGGTATTTAAGCATGGGGAAGTTCGAATTACCTATGATAGCTTATGATCCTCATGCTTATTCAATTGTAGAAAGTGATAAGGATATTTTGTGGGAGGACGAGATTCCGTTTATGTCGGATATCGCTTTTGATTTTGGTGCTAATTCTTATACGGTTACATCCCCACAAACATTAAATATAGGCAACCAAGGTTCTTTGGTTGTTAGACCAATCATTGAAATTACAGGTAATGCAGCAACATTAACTCTCACTATTAACGGCGAGAGTTTTTCTTTTGGAAGTTTTACAAATTCAACATTTTTAATTGATGCAGAACGATACGCAGCAATAAAAAATGGACAGAATTTTTTATTTCAACTAAAAGGTAACTTAGAAAAAATAGAACTTATGCCAGGCGCTAATGCAATACAAATAGGCGGTTCCAACCTCAATATAAACATTGCATTCAAATACCGCGCTAAATATATATAAGGTGGTGAAGAATATGGCTGATGCGCCTAAGTTATTACCAAAAGATACCCTAAAAACGGGTTATCCTAAAATAAACCAAGCGATTGATAATGCCAATGAAGCGTTAAAACCAGCAACAAGAGGACGAATCGCTGATAACGCTGTTAACTTTGAGAAACTGAATGTTCCTGAAGCTCAATTAATTAATAGGAATTACATTGAAGTTAACTATAAAACTCGAAAAATCACGATTCTAAGGAATTGTTATATAGCTCTAGAGAAGTACGCATTTAACATATCACCTACACAGGTTGAAATACCTTTACCAGATTCCGCGGATGATGGGGCTCTACATTTATTAGTGTATAACCATCGTACAAGTGAGTTGAGTTGTAAAAGGTTTACTTCAGTAGTAGACAATGAAGTATCAATTGTTCGCCTTTATGCAAAGAAAGTATACGGTTCAAACTTTGAATTCATTACATTTATTAGCGATGACGACAATTACAATTATTTAACTGATAGAAAGATAACCGTTACAAATACCAATATCGCTGCAGATACAATAGATTACACTCGTATGAATATGTATGAAACGACAATTATATCAAAAGATATGATTACCGTTGATTTGAAGGGTAAAAAGCTAGTAATTAAACCAAATACATTTTCTACTATGGGTAATGATATTTTTAATTTAAACCAAACGGGAACGAATCTTTACATTAATCTTCCTTCTGATGCAAGGTTATATGCGTTAGTTGTAGATATAACTAAATCTCCTTACACAGTTTCGTTTGAAGTATATAACGACAAGACAAAGTTTAAAAATAAAAGGTTATTATTCTATTACTACAACAATATACCTTTAGGAAAAAATACAAGTTTTATCAAAGTAACAGGAGAAATGGGTGAAATCCTAACAATCAAGGAAATCATCCACAAGCACTTGAATAATCCATTTATCCGAACGATTATTAAACTAATTGGCGACTCGATAACTGCGGGGTTATGCGGAACTGGATATAGTGCTACAGACAAGATTATCGGAAATACAGGATTTAAAACAAATGTAACAACGGCAGTTTGTTGGGCTAATATGCTGAGAGATCATGTTATAGCTGAATACAATCGCGAATACGATATCTCAGTAAACGATCCGAACATTTCTTTCTTAGCAGCTACACATCAAGTTGTGGAAAATAATACTGCAACGTTTAAATGGCAGGCTTTCTTCTCTAATACAACAACAAATAACGGCATTCAGTTCACTTTTTATGGCGATCATTTCAGTATTTATCATGCTACGGTTGGTGGTGGTGGCATAATGGATATTTATGTGGACGGTGTAAAATGGGGAGAATTAGACACGTACGGAACATATGCCGACAATGTGGAAAAGAAAGTTACAGGTTTGACACTAGGTGAGCATTTAGTTGAAATTCGAGAAACAAACCGAAAGAATACTGGTGCATCTGGTAATTCTATATACATTCAAGGATTAAAAATCCCTAAAACAGCTGATGTTGTTAACTTTGGTATTAGCGGCAAACATTCACAGTATCTATATCAACAAAGAGACCAGTTAATTGAATCTGCCGATAGTATCATTATTATGCAAATTGGTACAAATGACCGTCATAATTTTAAAACAACAGCTGTAACAAAGAGCTATCAACGAGAACTTATTAAATACATTCGTGGATTAGGAAAAGATGTAATCGTCATGGCGGCGAATCCAGTATCTGTTGCGAATGATATGGAACCAGTACGAAATTTCAAAATGGATGACGTAGACCGATCAATTCATCAGGTGACCAAAGAATTCAAGATGGATTATATTTCGAATTATAAAGGTTATATGGAGTATGCCATTAATACTAGTGTAACCATCGACTCCTTATTATTTGATGGGTTACACCCGAATGATGAGGGATATAAGGTCATGTTTGAACTCATAGCGAAGGGACTTGGACTAACATTATTAAGAGATGGTGTAAGCTATGCGTAAAATAAAACTCTACAACAAACAAATGCAGCTCAAAGCATATCTTGAAAATGCATACAACATAAAATACAGCCCGCCGCTCAATGAACTTTGGACGGCGGGTTTTTCATTACCATTCACTGATCCAAAGCGAGAAGAAATCGAAACCTTTGATTATGTGGAGATATTTGATAACGGTAAACGTATCGGTATGTTCCGTATTATGGATAGTGAAGAAGAAAGAGAAGTACATGAAAAAATAATAACTTATGATTGCGAGCACGTTTTATCCACACTGATGGATAGTGTGCTTTTTGGTTATCACGAAAGAATTAATTTAAGCACAAGGGAAAATATCGAGTATCTCCTTAGCAAACAAAGAATAAAACATTGGAAACTTGGACGATGCGATTTTACAAAGTATTTTTCATACAGTTGGGAAAATGAAGATACTATATTAGGCCCGATATATAGTATACCAAAACCATTTGATGAGAAATTCCAATGGACATGGGATGATTCGTCTTATCCTTGGACATTAAACATTGTCCGATATTCTGAAGAAATTACGGGTGAACTTCGATACCGTAAGAATATGAAGGGGATTAAAAGAAAAGTAGAAGCTAAAGATGTCATGACAAGGATTTATCCCCTTGGTTATGGTGAAGGTGTTAATCAGCTTACGATAAAAGGCGTTAACAATGGTATACCCTATATAGATGCCCCTGATTTTGTCAGAGAGTTACATGATGGGTTTGATTATATTTGGGTAGATAGACGATTCGAAGACGCACAATCCCTTTATGCTTCAGCAAAGGCGATGTTACTAAAAGCTTGTATGCCGAAAGTTACGTATGAAATTGATGCAATTGACTACGAATTAATTGATCCATACAAAATAGAAAAGTATGAGACTGGTAAGCTAGTACGCTTATACGATGAGGATTTTAATATATCGGTTGATTTAAGAGTAATGGACCGTCCGAAAGATGATGTCACTGGTAATCCACTTGATGTAAAGCTTGTATTAGAAAATAAGGTAACTGATTTAGGTACGATACAAGCAGATATCGAGAAGCGACAAAGAGTAAACGAAGTGTATTCTCAAGGGACAACTAATATTGATAGTCAACCTTTCCAAGACAACTGCGACCCCGATCATCCAGCTATCATAAGATTTCAAATACCTAACGATGTAAAGAATGTGAATGAATTATTACTTACATTTGAAACATTAAGATTCAGGGCGTATGAACGAGCGATAAAAGGTGGGGGAGCTGTTGTAGCTTCGACTTCAGCAGGTGGGGCGAATGTATCTTCAACTAGTTCTGGCGGAGCGACCGTAGGTTCTACAAGTTCAGGAGGAGCAAACGTTAGTTCAACAAGTGCTGGCGGTGGTACGGTAAGGGCATCAAGTGGTGGAGGAGACCATGTTCATAAGATGTTTCATGGCGGCGGGATTATGCCTGCAGAACCAACAACTATAGGATTGTATACAGCTTTTTCTGATCCTGGAAGAAATACAGCGGCTTCATTTTACGCAAAAGGAACAGGATCTAGTTTCTACACACATGGTTCTAGTGGAAGTCATACTCATGATATTTCTTTGCCAGATCATAGCCATAGTATCAGCATTCCAAACCATAGTCATAGCATTAGTATTCCTAACCATACGCACGACATAAGCATTCCAAACCATAAACACGATATAACTTTACCGGACCATACACACGAAATTGAGTTTGGCATTTTCGAATTATACCAGACTCCATCAAAAGTAACGATTGAAGTAGATGGGAATACATTGCCGTTTGATTCAATAAGAGGACAAGATATTAATTTGATTCCGTATTTAGCAAAGGATAATGAGGGAAAACTGCAACGCGGCCGTTACGTGGAGATTAAAATTACACCGAATAGTTTAGCTAGAATAAATGCTACTGTTACAGGAAGACTTTTTATCCAATCAAGAAGTGGCGGTACGTATTAAGATAAATAAAAGTATAAAAGGAGATTGATAATATATGCAAACAATTGAAATCCATACACAAGGCGGGTTAAAACATAAGGTACAAGCTGAAACATACAATGCACAGGTGCTAAACGATCAATTAAATAGTAATGACCTAATCACCGTGCTTATCGGTGATTTTATTATTCAGCGAATTGATGTAAAACGTATTCTTCCAGTTAATTTACCTGTAACTGAAGGTACTACAAAATTAGAAGTACACACAAATAGTGGCAAACCTATGGTAATCATAACAAACGATTATGACCCTATTTTCTTAAACGAACAATTGAACAATAATAATACAATTACAGTGGTAATTGGCGATTATATCTTCTCACGAATCGATGTGAAGCAAGTTGTACCTGTGAAAGAAGAACCGAAAGAGCCAGAACAACCACCTGTAGCTGAACCAGAGCAACCAACAGACCCTGTTACACCACCAGGTGAAAGTACAGAAGGCGGTAGTATTACAACTACAGAGCAGTTATAAGCTGTTCTTTTTTAGTACAAAAAGGAGGTCTTATCATGAGCTTTACAATCAAATGTGATAAATGTGGACAAGAACAAAAATTATCTAAGGATGATTTTTATGATAAAGAGAAAATCTCATTAGAGAATGATCGCTTTGCTGAGTCATATGAAGCTTTAAGTATTAGTTGTAAGAACTGTTCCAATTATATTTAACCAAGCAACGCGTGCAGATATCAGGCTTATTTTTTTTAGAAAAGGAGTGAAAATATGGATCGTATTGATGTATTAACAAAAACATTTGTAGCCACATTTGGTGCCTTCTGTGGGTACTTTTTGGGAGGATGGGATACAACATTGAAAGTTCTAGTTATCATGGCAGTTATCGACTATTTAACAGGAGTATTCGCAGCAGGATATAACGGAGAGTTGAAAAGTAAAGTAGGATTCAAAGGCATCGCCAAAAAGGTGGTGCTTTTTCTTTTGGTCGCAGCAGCCACTCAAGCTGATGCAGTTATGGGTACTAATAGCGCTATTCGTGAAGCGACAATCTTTTTCTTTATCGGAAATGAGTTGCTTTCACTTTTAGAAAACGCAGGACGTATGGGAATTCCGCTACCTTCAGCACTAACGAATGCAGTTGAAATTTTAGGTGGTAAACAAAAACAAGAAATTAAAAAGGGAGATGTGGAATAATGGGTTGTTTCGCAGGTTCAGGAGGTCATAACAAAATTGTACCAGGTGCAAATAGTCAATTTGGAATTGAGCATGTGGAGGATAGACGTTTCTTAGATGCTGTTGCTAATTATGTACAAGCAGCAGGATGGAAATATGTAAACTGTTCAGATGAAGTAGGAACGACAAAATATGATGTTTGGAGTAACGCAGGTAACAATCACTTGCGTGTTAAAGATAGTAATGTAGATTTACAGTTTCATCTAAACGCTACTCCAGGTGGTACAGGCTGTGAGGTTTGGTTGCATCCTTCATACGGAAATAAAGAATTAGCCGCAAAGATTTCTAAAGCAATGGCTGATGCTTTTGGATTAAGAGATCGAGGAATCAAATTCTCTACTGAATTAGGTTGGATTAATAAAACGAAAACAGGGTTACTTCCTGAGATCTGCTTTATTGATAACGAAGGTGATATGCAAAAATATCGCGCTAACTTTGATAAAGCGGCTAAAGCAGTTGCTGAAGTTATTGTAGGGAAATCTATTCAAGGAGGGAATCCAGTGTCTAGTAATGATGATGATGGCCGCAGAAAGATTAAAACAGGCGGTTTAGGATTCGATGCTATCAAAGAAGTATCTGAAGTCCTTGCGGCAAGAAATATCGAGGGCGCTGTTCGATTTGAAGGTGATGGTTCTGATCCGTATGTGCTAACAGAGAAGCTTGCGAATCCTCAGTTAGATAACTTTACCGCTTGGCTAGATGCACGCGGATGGCATTGGGATTATTTGAAGTGAAAATAAGAGCCGTCCTAATTGGGCGGCTTTTTTATTGCAGTAAAGATTTTACTTTTTCATACATCGAAACAATTTGTTCTTGTGTTGTTGTTCCGATTTTGATTTGTTTAAATTCATATTCGATTACATTGTAAAATCTAAGTAGATCATAATTGTATTGTTGTTCATTTTGAAATGATATATTTATTTTCACTAAAATATTTTCAATTTCATTGACATAAAACATTTCTGTATTTCTTACCTCTGTCATTCTTATCCCGCCTATCTTGGTTTCTTACTTCTAATATACTCCTTTTACATCCAAAAATCATTATAATCAACATTTCTTCCTGTTAATTTCCGCAATGCCTTTATGATTTTGCTTCCATTTTTTAATGACGGTTGAAATGCATCACCCTGGCATATTCGACTGATTGTTCCTCTGTTAACACCACTTTCCCTCACTATGTCTTGCTGTGAAAGACCATTTTTATCAAGGAATTTTCCGAAACGCGAACGCGGTTTACCAAGACCAAACATTATTCTCGCTCCCTTTTTTTCTTAATTGATAACAAGTCTGTACAAAAATTAAACTTTTTAAACTTCACGAAAGTTTGAATATTGTACAAGCCATCCACAATATGATGTATCAAGGTCGCTACCAAAGTAGCTATCAAACTTATTATCAAAGCAGTTACCAAAGTAAATAGCTTAATCGCTATCAAGGTAACTAGTATTTGTACTATCAAAGTAGCTATCAAGTTAGTTATCAAAGTAACACTACCAAGGTTTTGAGGCGTTAAACCCATATATCATCAGCGTTTAAAATTCTGTTTATAAAGGGGAGTTTTATATGTTAACTACATTTATTTCTTTAGGAGCTTTAGGGGTAACGACAATTGGTGGGGCGATATTAGAAAAGCATCTTGTTAAAAACGATCACGTTGCAGCAGCTAAACTTGTAAGTGATGGAATATATCACGGAATGCGAATAGGTGGAGTTTGTTTCATCGGTTATGTATTTATCAAAATCTTAATCATGTTCTAGGAGGTGTCACATGGGAATCATCAAAGAGTGGCTTCATAAACAAAGTTTGAAGAATCAACTTATAGAGGTATTTGGAAAAGCAGGTTTATATGTGGACCACCAAACAAGAGGTGGAAAAGTACCAATTTACCCAAAGATACATGACATTTCCTCCACACAAGAAAAAGTTAGATATATATTCACCATTCCAAATGGTTTGGACCCGAAGACTATTGAAAAGAAATGGTTTTGTTTTCAACAAATATTAGGGCGTAATGTAGCAATTGAAGGTGATATTAAACGGTTTGTACTAAATGTATTTCATTCAGATGCAGGACTAAAACAATACAACTACAGTTATAAGAAGTGGCAGCCATTACTAAAACAACATCGTCTTCCTATTGTGGTAGGTCGGGACCAATTTGGAAATATGATTGTGTATGACATAGTTGAAGCAAATACACCGCATTTATTGATTGCAGGGGAAACAGGAAGCGGTAAAAGTAGTATGGTGCGTGTTGTATTATCAACACTTATTCAATATATGTCTCCTGATAAATTACATTTGTACCTGGGTGACTTAAAAAACTCTGAATTCCATTTTTTGAGAAGAGTAAAGCATGTAAAAGAAGTGTGTATGGAAGAAATCGAAATGAAGATAATGCTGCAGAAAGTGTGGAAGGAAATACGCGAACGTAGAAAGCTAATGGAAGAGTATGAAGTTGATCATATTGATGAATATAACAAATTAAATCCTGATAAACAGAAACCATATATCTTACTTGCAATCGATGAAGTAGCAATGCTCCAGGATGAAAAAGAATGTATGTCTACAATAGAAAAGATAACGGCAGTTGGTAGGGCACTTGGTGTCTTTCTCATGCTCAGTATGCAGAGACCAGATGCAAAAGTATTGGATGGTAAGTTAAAGCTCAATATGACCGTAAGAATGGGCTTTAAATGTGATAGTACAATCAATAGTAATATCATGGGTACACCTGGATCAGAACACTTGGAGAAATCGGGCCAAATGATATTAAAGTTAAATGGATTAAAGAAAGTGCAAGCTCCTTATTTGGAATTAAGTAAGGCGAAACAAATTGTTGAACCATACCGAGTACCTAAAGGTGATATGACGCTTCAGAATCCTCCACAAGAAGAGATTCCGTTGTTCGGGGTATTAGAAGATGAGGAATAGAGATAAAGCGATACTGAGCGATTTGAACCGTTTTAGATGTATGTCTCGTGATGATATTATAGATTTGCATTTTCATGGAGTGAAAAACGCAGTTACTTGCTGTAATACAGTAATGAAACGATTACGAAGAGATGGTCATGTGGATGCCAACATTTCGCAGCAACCATTTATATATTTCCCTCAACCTAGCACACTTCGAAAAACTAGCCAAAAGATTCCCCACTTCCTCGGCATTGTGGACGTATACAAACAACTCATTCAGTATGAAAAATCTAAACTATTCAAAGTTGAACCGAAATACGGTAAAGAATATATGGAGCCCGATGCATTTACAATATGGCGTAGATCCCCATTCTTCATTGAAGTCCAGAAATCAGTTTACAGTAAAAAGATTATGCAAGATAAAATCAACAGGTATGAATTATACTTCCACAGTCAAGAATGGCATAGTGAGTCCTGGCAACCAAAAGACTCTAAATTTTTTCCATCGATTTTAATAATTACTGAAAAGAAATACGACTTAAATTCCTCCAATTTGCGTATCTTTCAGGCAACATCCATACATGATTTCATGGATAAACTAGCAGTAAAATCCTAAGAGAACCCTACTTAATTGTGGGGTTTTCAAATTAACGTTAACATTAATGTTTATATTAACAATAACATTTACATTATTTTTAACGTAATCATTAACAAAAATAAAAGCCCTACAAATGTAGGACTTATAATATACCTCGTTCTTCAAAGAAATCACGGAATATTTTATTTGCAAGTTTTGATTGAGCACCCCTAGGTGGTTTTTTTCCTAACACCTTTTGGAACGCATCACGAACATCTTTATCTAAATGAAATCCTACAACTTTTTTATCATTGTTGTCTTTTAATAATTCGAGGATATCTTCATTTGCTTTCTTTTTAACTTCTGTTTTTTTAACTTCCGGCACTTCTGGATCATTGTTACCATTATCGTTTTCATTAATGTCTTCATTTCCGTTAACATTATCGTTAATGTTATTGTTGTTGTTAACGTTATTTTCTTGTTCTTCTTCACCACTTCTTGTGGCACTATCTCCAAATAAATCAGCCAATTCGCGCTCCTTCAAGATCATTCAGCTCCTTAAATAAATTCTTATAATAAAATGCAAATTCGTTATCTTTTTTAGTAAGTGTAAGCGGTAATTGGTTATAAGCAATTGAATTAGCAAATTGAATAGTTCTAGGAATATTAGCTTTAAAGAAGTGAATGCCTTCTTTCTCACAAAAACGACTTGCTTGTTTCATTGCTTCTGTATGAAGCTTAGTATTCTTTTGAACTAATGTAGCTACAACTCCAGTAATCTCTAAATTAGGATTATGTTTGTTTTTAAATTGACCGATTACATCGATGATTTTTATTAGTGATCGTACGGAATATTGTTCCGGTTGGAAAGGAATAATAATTTTATCCGTACAGCAAATTACATTACTTTGGATTAACCCTGAAGATGGTGGGCTATCAAATAAGATTACATCGTAATCGTCTTCCACAGACATTAACGCCACCTTTAAAAGTAAAAATGGATTTATGTATTTATCTAAGTTAGGCAATATGTCGAAATCTAAAAAGCTCATCATTTCATTAGACGGTAATACATCGATGTTTTCATGAACATTAACTATTGCTTCACTTGCCGGTGCAAAATGAACTAAAACGTCATGCAATGTAGTACGGTACTTGTCCGGATTCTTCCCGAAAGACAACAGTGAATTCCCTTGTTGGTCAGCATCCACAATTAGAACACGTTTACCTTGTTTCGCATAAAGTCCAGCTAAATTTACAGTCATTGAAGACTTTAACACGCCGCCTTTATTCTGTACGAAAGCTAATTTATAAGCCATTCTGATACCTCCATTAAATTTACGTTAACAACAACGTTAACGTTTATATTAATAATTACATTAACGTTAATGATTATGTTTATATTAATCTACTTTATCATACTTATTCTTTCATGCAATTGTTTTCCCTTTAAATCTTTTAAAAATACTTTCATTATGGTATGTGAAATTTTAAGTTTGAACAAAATAAAAAAGAGCCGAAGCTCTTATTTCATTAAAGCATTAATTTGTTCTAAAAGTTCAATCGCCTGTGGATCACCGTTCTCCGCTTTTTCTAAGATGATATGTAACTTGTCCTCCACAGTGCTTTCTTGCTCCATTTGTAATGCAACCCCTTGATTCATCATAGTATAATTTCCTCCCTAGTTTTGTTGGTATATTTTAGGTGGCTGGTTTTTCAATCGACGAGTATTAAATCAGCCTTTCCCGAAAAGTAGGAAAGACGTCACTAAATTAATAGTAACGTCTTTCGAATCGATTATATGTAGTTGTTATTTAAGCTTAGTGACCGCCTGGATCGACCATCATATATTGTACAGCTGGTTGATCTACAGAGTCTTTCGCAACTTGTACATCCGCTTGAGCGCCTGCGCCTGTTCCTAGTCCTAATGATAATACTAAACCTAATAATAAACTTTTCATGTTACTCCACCTCGTCCTTTAATATTTCTCTTTTTATGCCGTTTGCATAGAATAAGTTCCCATTTCTCTCAAATTCTAGAAGAACTTCTTTTAAAGCTAGTATATCACCTTTTACTTTAGCTCGAGATGCTTTTCGGTGGGGCGTCATCTTCATTTCAGAATATAATTTTTCCCCTAACGCAGCATCTCCAAATTTAAGTTGGTAATATGCTTCTTCTCCTACATTTAGATAATCGTGTTCAATTTTTTCAATGTGGAAAGCATTGTCTATATATATATGTCCTAAAGTAGTCTTAAACGAGCCATATTTTTTTGATTTTTTATCAATTTTATTTTCTTCTAATACTTCAACGGCTTTTAAAAGGTACTTTTCAGATGATTCTAAGCACTCGTATTGATAACTTTCCCCTAAGCAACAAAACGCTGATGCCTTTATCATCTGATAATCTGACTTTGAATCAATAATGTCCCAGCATACCTTACGAGATTCTACTACTTCATCCGATAATAGCTTTATAAATGCATCTCTCTCTTTATATTGCATTTCTAAACATTCTCGAATGAATTTATTTTTAATTAAAGGTAATTTTCCTTTTGCTTTTTCTGAATAAGGAACGATCGCTCGACAGTTCGGAATGTCATACATTGCAAATCCGTACAACATATTCACTAGAACCTGGCATTCTGCTAATTTAGAAAATGTTTGTTCATCAAGTGCTTTTTCTAACTCTTTACCTGTCTTCTTATTCAAGTTTCGTTGATTATATAGTTCAAATATAGTTAAATATTTTTTTAACGTCCTAGTTCCTTGGTGTTTATCTATAAGTTGTGAAATCACAGTGTATTCGCCTTGACCCTGGCAATAACAAAATGCCTTCACGATATTTAAGTCTTTCTCGCATCGTAGAATGAAGTTGTTAATTACTTCTTTTCTAATTGAATAATCTTCGTACACATTAGATGCAACAGCGATAAAATTCTCTAATTTCATTTCTTGTGTTTTGCCTGATAGACCTTCTTCAATTACACATCGATCTATCCCAGTTACTCTTGCTAATCCTCTTATTTTGATATCTTTACTTTCTCTTTCTGCATCTAACTTTTTAATCAATCTTTCCACAATAACACTTCCCTTTCCTGAACACAGGACGCCATCCTAACGAAATTTATCAAGTCGGAAACGAAATACGAGAAGGGAATATCCTAATTTTGTGTTATACTTAGATGTGACTCGTATGTAGCAAAGTGTTTCCTAAGCGAGGTTTAGGGAACGGTGTAAGAGTGTTACCAGCACTACTTATACACGCTCATATGGGTCTTTTTCGTTCGTTTTTAGTTAATTTAAATACTAACACGAATTTTTACAATTTTACCAAAACACTTGCAAATTAAATATTGAGAAAGTTTTTTTATCGCTATAAATCAAGATTTCGGTGCATATGCAATTTTGCATATTAACTAACGATTTAATAGTACATGAATATTTTACCACTTATAGAACAATTGTTCTATATTTATTTTTACAGTTCTTCACAAGGACAAATTTTCTATTAACGTCATGTTAACTACCAAATATGGTATAGTGATATTTTGGTAATTATACTCAAAACTATGAAAAACACAGTCGGTCAAAACATTAAACGTTTAAGAAAAGCTTTTGGTTTAACGCAAGAACAATTATCTGATAAGACACGTATTACTCGTGGTCAACTCAAAAACTGGGAAACAGATCGATATGAACCTGATCTTGGAAGCTTAAGGATTCTCGCGTCATTCTTTAACGTTACAACAGACACCCTTCTCGGCTTCGAGAACGAACAGAACGACCCTTTGTTGGATTTACTATTAAGCGATATCCAAAAGGACTACAGTAACCTAAATGGACGCGAACAAGGACAATACGCTAAACATATGTCTGTCTATTCTGATATGCTAATTCGAAACAGGGATTTGTTGTAATATAATTCCATAGTATAAGAAATGTTTCCCAATTTATAGCGGTAAAATATGACAGTATTTTACTCTTTGTGGAAGAGGACTATTGATTAGTTCTCTTCTTTTTTATTTTTACCTAATAAAGCATCTAAACGTTTTTGATTATCTTCTAAATCTTCGGTAGCTTGTCCATTGCCATCCACAGTTGATGATGTACTATCTTCTTTTCCAACCCATTCAGGAGTCATTTCAGTACGTATAGGTTTAGAACCTGATACTTTAGTTTTGCCTGTTCTTACTTTCTGTTTCTGGCCAAGCTTAGACATCTTTTCTTCCACAACTTTTATTACATAGTTTTCAGCAGCTGTTAGATCCGTAGTTCCAATTGCTTTACATTTAGCCGAAACATCATGAATAGCTTTAATAGTTTTTTGGTTTGTAATCTCTCGCTCTTCAATCTTTTGATTCATTAAATCAAGAATCATAGATTCAGTGACAGGGTTAGTTATAATTTCTTCTTCTTCAGTAATAGGTAATGAAGTCTCTTTCTGAAGTAAACCTTCTGGTATTGTTTCGTCACTGTGCAAGATGGATTTTTCACTGTGCAAGATGCATATTTCATTTTGCAAAATGCATGATGACGTGGTTTCTCCTTGTTTCGGGTCATGTTTTGATGTGTTTTCTTCTGTTTTTTGAACTAAAGTATAACCTTCTAATGCATAACCGAGTTCATGTAAATCAGATGCGATTTTTGTAAGGTTCATTTTGTACCAAGTTGTTCTATCCCACTTTTTAGTTGGATCAGGATTATTTCCTTTTTCAACCCATCCTTGTTTAACAAAATTATTAATAGCTCTACTAATTGTGGAAGCACTTCCCCAATTCATTATTTCAAATAGCAGTTCATCACCAGTTTTATAAAACCATCCATTTCGGATTTTCTTTTTCTTTTTATCAACTACAGATTGTTTAGTTTTACGAGCTTCCATTTGATTAATCTGTAGTTTTAGATTATTGTCCATTTTTTCTGTAATGCCAGCCCAGAAAATCAAGTTGTTTAATAGTGCCGCATCAAAATGTTTTCCTGTTAGGGAAACTAATTCTTCTTTTATAACTACACGTTGTAATTCTCTTACTTCTTGTTCTTCCGTTGTTTTTGTTAAATTTGACATAATAAAAAATCCTCCATTTACCTGCCCGACAAAAATTGGGTGTAGCAAAATAAAGGATTTATATTTACGTTTTTTTGAGTTTATGATACTATCAAAGTATCAATTAAATTAACGTATATACAAAACCTCTGTTTCTGGTTTTTAAATGGTGTTCTGGCGACCAACCTTCTACCATCTAAAAACTTCTGTCGGGGGTTTTTTTATTTTTATATAAAGTTAGTTGTTTAAAAAAGTATGTATCTATCCTTCATCTTAACAGAATCTTGTAGAAAAAAGAAGAATGATAAGGAAAAAGGTTGAGAGCTGAGAAGCTCTCTTTTTTTGTTTCTAGAAGTTATCAATTAAATTCATGATAGCTTGTCTCTTTTCTGGAGATAATTTATTGATACGATCCATAAGTTCAGCAGCTTCTTTTGAAACTTTATCTGATTTATCCTTATCCAAGGATTTATGATCGGAATTTCCTAATAAATAGTCCACAGATACTTTTAATGCCTCAGCTAATTTTGTAATAACCTCTAAAGAAGGATTCTTTGAGCCAGCCTCGATTTTCGAAATGAATGATTCAGTAACATTAGCTCTCTCGCCTAATTTCTTTTGAGATAGCTTTTGTCCCTTCCTCTCTTCCTTTAACCTAATGGCTAATTTAGATAACATAATTTAATTCTCCTTCAAAAAGAATTTCAATCGTTTTGTTTAAACTGATTATAATATACATTCTACATTAAACTTGACTTCAAGTACAGAGAGTATTTTATTTAAATTTTTTTTAGATTATTTATTGACTGTGGGTCATGTTTTGTGTAGAATAAAAATTGTAATCGAGAGGTGAAGCCGATGAAAATAAGGGGAAGTTACATAAGGGAACTTCGAAAAAAGAATAACCTTACACAAAAAGAACTTGGTAGGCTTTCCGATGTGAGTGAAAGTATGATCTGCAAGATTGAAGCAGGAGAAAGATCACCTAGTTTAAAGCATTTAAAGAAGATAGCTAATAATTTATCGACAACTATGGACGACTTATATGGATGAGGTCATTTTTTTTAGATATATACTTGACCGTGGGGAATAAAACACTTCTAAATTTGACCTTTAATAATCAAAAGGGGATGAGAATGTGGAAGAAAGTTCAATGTCATTATTCATCGTAGCGATAACAATTTGTACAGTAATGTCGCTTGCAGTTTTATTAGATAAACCAATTAAAAGGCTTTTAGAAAAATAAGGAGTTTATAACTCTAGCTAAATATGTAATCAAATTTGAATTTTGTAGAAAAGTAGGTGGAGAAATGAAAGGGTATGTTATTTACCTTTCAAGCGAAAAAGATGCCCTTGTACGTGACCAGTGTAATGTTTATGGGTACTGGGAAGGAAAACAATATACTGTACATGATGAAATTTTCCCTGTGACTTTCCCTAGAGTTACCATCGACACTAAAGTATACAAGTCTAAGAAAAGAGCAGATACTGCAGCTGAAAAATTATTTAATAAATTCGGTTATGTTCTGTCGTGGTTAGTTGAAGAAATTTAAACCAAAGCGTTATTTGATTAAAAAACGAAAGGACGGTAAAAGAAAATGAAACCTGAAGAGTTGTTCGAAGAGAAACAACATTTGGTCCCAGCAGCAATTAAACAAATATTTGGTGGTTATCTTAAAGCTTCGCAAGTAGCTGAAAAAAATAATATGGAACTTGATGATTTGATGCAAATTGGAAAAGTGAAACTTTGGGAATTGTGTTTGAAATACGATCCCAAAAAAGCTGGTGCGTTTAATACTTATGTAATGATGACTCTTAAATTTGAGATAGTCAGAGAATTACACAAAAAAGGAAGAGTTATTAGTGTTAGTAGTTATTGTACTCCTGAAGAAAGGGAGAAAATGAACTTTCATTCTATTGATCTTTATAAAAATGGGGAGTCTGAAGAAGGATTCTTTGCAGTTGATACAGTCAATGTGGAAGAGGATGTTATAACCGCAATTCAATATGAACAAGCGTTAAGTCAAGTAAATCCAGAAGAAAAATTAATAATAGTAAAAAAAGCTCAGGGGTTTACAGATGAAGAGATTGGAAAAGAACTTGGGAAAACTAGATTTGCTATTAACAAAAAGAAAAATAAAGCATATAGAAAAATCAATCCTGAGTATAAACGAGTAATGAAAAGTACGACTAGAAAAAAGAAAAACCACCTGCTCCAACAGGTGATCTAAACAAAATAAACTTATCAGAATCATAACATGAAAAAGTTATATGGAAAAGGAGTGATTAAATGTTCCAAATAACATTAAAAAATCAAAATTACCGTGAAATTATTAAATTAGTGAAAGAAAAAGAAAAGGCTGGTTACATCCACATTACACCGATACGAAAAGTACATAAACCAGGTCTTATCAGTAGGAAAGAACAAGTTCATAAAACAAGTGATAAATTGAAGAATGCTTACGCTGAAATTACAGACAGTTTTTTCTATATGTGTGTCATGAGAAAAGTAAGTGAATGTTAATGATAGAAAATCCAATGACTAATGGTAATCCACATAATTTGTCAAAGGATAACGTTCATATAAAATGTGCACATTGTGGCGGTGAAATATACATTGGTGATGCATTTATTGATTTTGATGGTATTCCTTTACACACGGATGAATGGTGCGTGAAGGGATATGTAACATCTCATTTCCAAATAGAAATTGCAGGTGAGTGATATGAACTTACAAGATTGGATGCTGCAAGGAAGAATTGAATCTAAAATTCAAATCACGCTGAATTTAATAGAACGATATAAACATAGTGATGATCCACATGCTTCATTAATGGTTGTTGCTTATGAGCATGGATTACGGGATCTTATGGAAATATATGAGGAACTTAAGCGAGAAGAGGTGATTCCATTTTGAACGCTGGTATTCAAGAATTAGAAAAGTCATTATCTGTGGAACAACGAAGATTAGGTGATTATCAACGTGATTTAGAAAGAATGGAAGAAAAGAAGCCAATCGTTAAACAAAATATCCAAGATACTGAAGGCAAAATCAAAGACATTGAAGCTTCAATCTTTATTCTTAGGAAAATGGTAGAGGAGTGAATTAATTGGAAATCACAAACGGTTCTCAAATTACCAAAAGTAAAAAGGCAAAAATCATTATCTATTCAAAGCCGGGTAACGGTAAAACAACGGTTGCTGGGTTGCTACCAGGCAAAACATTAGTCCTGGATATTGATGGGACAAGCCAAGTGTTAGAAGGATATGAAAATGTAGATGTAGCCAAAATAGATGGGGTTAATCCACATGATAGCATCTTAGAGTTTTTTGGGATTGCTAAAACAAACATTGCTAAATATGACAACATCTTTATCGATAACTTAACGCATTACCAAAAATTATGGTTGCTTAAAAAAGGTGAAAATACTAAAAGCGGTATGCCAGAATTAAAAGACTACGCTTTACTAGATAATCATCTTTTGAAATTAGTAGAAACATTTAATTCATTAGATGCAAATGTTATTTTCACAGCTTGGGAAACAACAAGAAATATTACTCATGATGATGGTCAACAATACACGCAATTCGTTCCTGACATTAGGGATAAAATCGTCAATCACATTATGGGAATTGTTCATGTTGTTGGTCAATTAGTTAAAAAGGCAGATGGTACAAGAGGATTTGTTTTAGAAGGCAATCAAAGTATCTTCGCTAAGAACCATCTCGATGCGCGGAAAGGCTGCATACAAGAAGAATTAATACTAGTAAATGGAGAGGAAAAATAATGAATTTCAAAGTTAAGGTTCATCTTCATGGAGGGTTACTCTTTACAGGAGTTATGGAAGCCAAAAATAAAGAGCACTTAGCTGAGTTAGTTGCTGATAAGAAAGTAATCGTGTTTAGCAACTCTATAGTACCAACTAGAAATATCCAATTAGTAGAATACGAGGAGGAAAAATAATGTCATTCTTTAAATTCGATGAAACAAACGTAAGTACAGGTTTTGAGTTAGTAGCGGAAGGTAAATATGAAGCAAGCGTAATCAATGCAACGGCAAAGGATTTTCAAGGTAATCCAACTTTAGAGTTAGACTTTGAAATTCGTTCAGATGTTCCACAACCACATCAAGGAGCAAAAATCCTATATAACACATTCTACTTCCACAATGCTAATCCAGAATATCAAGAAAATAATATTAAAAGAATTAATAGCTTGATTGCAGCTTGCGGATTCCCAAATGGAACGTCATTCAATAGTGCTGATGATATGGCGAATAAACTTTTCAACAAGTCATTATTAATCACTGTTAAACATCAAGAAGACCGCAATGACAAAACTAAGAAATATCCTAAGGCGAGATATTTCGATGTATCAAAAGTAAATTCTCCATCACCAGTTGGTGAACCAATTACTATCGGTGATTCAGATTTACCATTCTAATAACTAAATAGAGAGGTTGGTTTTAACCGACTTCTCTTTTTTATACCCAAAATCAGTGAAATGAGGTGGAAAAACAATGGCTACAAGCCCAAAAACAGGTATGTACGGTATTTGGAGTAGTGTTAGTAGACAGTTTATATTTGGCATTCAAGAGCCTACGAAATCAAAAGCTATTCGTAAAGTCAAAAAAGAAATCGGTCATAGTTGGGCTAAATATCGTTTCAGTACAAAAATGATTCAAGAGTGTCATGCTCATATGTTTCGTCAAGGATTGATTTATAAGGATGGAGATAAATAGGATGAGCAACATGAAAAAGAATCCATACAATTTTAATGAAATTCCTGCCGAGTTAAAGGCCCTTCCTCAATGGATTTTGTGGAAGTTCGAAACACGAAATGGTAAGCAGACAAAAGTTCCGTGCCAAGTAACTGGTGAAATGGCGCAAGCAAATAACAGGCGTACCTGGTCAACATTTGCAACAGCGGTCAAATTTTACTTAGAAGGTGATTATGACGGAATAGGTTTCGTGTTTAGTAGGCAGGACAACTATATAGGAATAGATATTGATAAGTGTGTTGTGGACGGAAAAACAAATGTTTTTGCAACGGAAATTATCGATACATTAGATAGTTATACAGAGTTTTCACCTTCAGAGAAAGGCATCCACATCATCATCAAAGGTAGCCTTCCACAATCTGTTTTAGGTACAGGAAGGAAAAATACAAAACACGGTTTAGAAATTTACTCATACGGCCGTTTCTTCACCTTCACTGGAAACCGTGAAAATTCAAATGATGTTTACGATCGCACGGATGAACTAGCGGAAGTGTTTGAACAGTATTTTGACGATAGTGATATCCAAGGGCGAGTGAATTTAGCGGAATTTGAAAAAGATGAAATCAAACTTTCAAATGAAGCTTTATGGGAGAAAATGTTCCGTAGTAAGAATGGTGACAAAATTCGATCATTATTCAATGGAGACTTAATTAATGGTGATCATTCTGGAAGTGATCAGTCTTTATGTAATCATTTAGCATTCTGGACAGGTAATTCAGCACCTCGAATGGACGCGATGTTCCGTGAATCAAGCCTTATACGTGATAAATGGGATGTTATCCATTTTAGTGATACAAACGAAACTTATGGTGAAAGAACAATAGCAGAGGCTATTTCATCTACCTCCACAACTATATTAGACAACAAACAGGAATTCGAAGAATTTTCATTTGATTTTATAAATGAAGATGTAGCTGAAGTTGTGGAGGACAAGCCTAAAAAGAAATTCCGTTTAACAGAACTAGGAAACGCTGAACGTATCGCTTATGAATATGGCCATGTAATCAAATTTGTTAATGATATTGGTTGGTTTATATGGGATGGGAAACGATGGAGGATAGACAACAAAAAAGAAATTGAAAGAATTACAGCAAAGGTGCTTCGTGGTCTTAATAAATCTGAAGATGAATCAGAAATGAAATGGGCACGGATGTGTGAGCGTAGAAATGTCCGAATGAATAGTATTAAGGACCTTATGCCATTGGTTCCAGGAGAGCGACAAGAGTTTGATAAGCATAAGTATTTATTAAATGTAGAAAACGGCATTGTTGATTTGAAAACAGGTAAGCTGCAGCAACATGACAGAGAACTTGGTTTAACTAAAATTACAAATATAGCTTTTGATGAAAATGCAAAATGTCCTGAATGGCTTAATTTCTTGGATCAAATTTTCCAAGGTGATAAAGAACTAGCTGAATACATGCAGCGGTTAATCGGTTATTCCCTTACTGGAGAGATTACAGAGCAGATCATGGTCTTCTTAATCGGTGGAGGTTCGAATGGTAAATCAACCTTTATCAATATTATCAAAGATATTATGGGCGATTACGGCAGACAGGCTAAGTCAGATACTTTCATTAAAAAGAAAGAAACTGGAGCTAATAACGATATCGCTAGATTAGTTGGTTCGCGCTTTGTATCCGCAATTGAAAGTGAAGACGGGGAACAACTATCTGAAGCTTTTGTAAAGCAAATAACAGGCGGTGAGCCAGTATTAGCACGTTTCCTTAGACAAGAGTTTTTCGAGTTCATACCAGAGTTTAAAGTGTTCTTCACTACAAACCATAAACCAGTAATAAAAGGCGTTGATGAAGGGATTTGGAGACGTATTCGTTTAATTCCATTCAACCTACAGTTGCCAAAAGAAAAACGTGATAAGAAATTACCCGAAAAATTAAGTCTTGAAATGCCAGGCATTCTAAATTGGGCAATTGAGGGTTGCTTGAAGTGGCAGCAGTCGGGATTAAATGATCCGGCAATTGTTATGAAAGCAACTGGTGATTATAAAGAGGAAATGGATATACTCGGACCGTTTATGTTCGAATGTTGTTTCAAAAGAGAAGACGTTCAGATTGAAGCAAAAGAATTATATGAAGTTTACGCCAATTGGTGCTTTAGAAATGGCGAACATCAATTAAAAAATAGAGCGTTTTATCGAATTTTAGAAACACAAGGATTCAAAAGAGAACGTGGCAACAGAAATAAGTATTTTATCCAAGGTGTTACTTTAACAGAGCGAAAAAATACTTTTACACAGCAAAAGTTACTGAAAAACGATGGAAATAGCGAAAGTGTTACTAAAAGTAACACATTTAAAATCTCTTAAAACCCTTATGTACCAAGGGTTCAAGGTACTTTTTATACTCTTTTTGTTACTTTTGTTATTAAAAATATATATAAACAAAAAATAATATATATATAAGCACTTATTAGGAGCGCTTATACCAAAAATGAGTAACAAAAATAACAAAAGCGGCTCAATCCCTTGTGGCTCTAAGGCTAAACCGTGTTACTTTTTAGTAACACATGCTGATTTTAGGCGTTTTTCAGTAACAATTTAGTAGTTTCTGATAACAGAGGTGATAGATTTGAAAGTTTTAGAAATTATAAGCGAGATTTGGAAATCAGGCGCAAATATTTATCTTGATCCGAAGGATGGACGAATTGGAATAACACGACAGAACTTAATTCCTGTGGAAGTCATGCAAGCTGCCGAAAAGAATTTCAACGGAATTGATACTTGGTTTAAGTCCTGGAAGGATGCAAATAACGAAAAAGTTACGATATTGAAGATTTTTTATGAGTTTTCTGGTTGGAAACATAACCAAAAATTAAATGAATGGTTGCTTGCTGATACGAATTCGTTACAAATGTTCTATGACTGGACGATTGTACTTGCTAAGAATGGTTGGACAGATATGTATGATGATTATCGACCGTTTGAAAATGATGAATCGAATGCGATGGTAAGAAAGATATATGAACGTGCGGTTTTATATGCAAGGAAAGGGGCGTAAGGATGATTCGTTTCCATTACACAGATAAAGAAATAGACACAATCCTTAAAACACTAACGATTGTAATTGATACTCGCGAAAACAAAAATGAACATATCCGTGATTATTTACATCAAAAAAATGTACCAATAAAAAATCAAAAATTAGATCATGGAGATTACTCTTGCATGATTCCAAAAAATGAAGAGTTGGGAATCCATCGCGATATTTACTTAGATTGTTTCGTTGAACGGAAAAACGGAATAGATGAAATCACAAGTAATTTACAAAAAGACACTCAACAGAGATTTATTAATGAATTAATAAGAGCGCAAAATAGCAAGTTTGTATTATTTGTGGAAGAGCCTGACTTTGATGAAAAAATAGCGAAGGGGATGTATCGAAGTAGATACGATCCGAAAGCTTTAAAAGGTCGATTGGAAAGTCTTAAAGCAAAATATAACTTTGAAATAGTACCAATGAGCAAAAATATGATTGGTCACAATATTTATCACAGATTCTATTATCAAGCTAGATATTATCTTAAAACAGGCATTTTCTAAGCAAGGAGAAGTAATGGACAGGAAACAAATATACATCGATGTCTTGATACATAAGGGAATTTACAAAGAAGAAAATACAGGACGTCAGCTTTATGAAATGAGTGAAAAAGAGTTATTCGAATTGATAAAAGGAGATGGGGAGAATGAGACATACAAGGAATAGACAATTAGAAAAACTAGGGATTGACTGCGAGGACTTAAACAACATCAGAATGGACGATAAGAGAAACCCAAATATGTTTTGGTTTAGCTGGCACCATCAAGACCCTACATTCAAGTGGCACCGAGACTTTGAGGGTTGGGGAGAAAACTGGGTAGAGTTCGGCGGCGATGAGTATTCCTATGGAGAGTTGATTTGCGTTAAAGGTAACAATCTACACTTAGAAAAAGGATGGTCAAGAACTAAACAGGAGGCGGTCTCATGAGATTAAAGGATTCGTACACCCCAGAGGAAGCTATCAAAGCTATGCTACATGAGCGTGACCGCTGGGATAACGACTGTGCAGACTATCCTGATTATGAAAACAGAGTTATGTACATTCTTAGAGTCACTAAGGAGGAAAACTAATGAGGCATACAGAGCATGGCGCTTATGAAATTACTAAATTACTAGCGGAAGCGAAGGAGAATGAAGAGAATGGCAACTAAGATCATTGTTTATACGAAGCATAATTGCCCTAACTGTATGCATGTGAAATTTGGATTAAAGGCAGCGGAGATGGAATTTGAAGAGAGAAATATAGAGGAAAAGGAAGAATACAGAAAAGAGTTTGATACTTACGGATATAATGCAGCGCCAGTAACAGTATTCCCTAGTGGAAATGTACTTGCAGGATTTGAAAGGAAAGAATTTGAGGATGAATTAGGATTTTAGGAGGGATTGCATGAAGAAAGAAACCAAAATACAGGTGGAAGGTGAGCTTAAAGTAGTAGAAAGCGAGATTCGTAAGATGGAATATCACTTGGTGGGATTGGATAACGAGAAGCGAAAGACGAAGCTTTCCTTGGAAGTGTTGAAGAAACAGAAAGAGAAATTGAAAAGTTACTTATAAGGAGCGGATAAGGATGTTAAACATACAAAAGATTTTTGAGGCGCAGGACAAGCTAGATCGTAAGGTTGTTGAGGTTCATGGGTTAGAAGGTAAAAACTTAACTGGTGATGTGACACAGGCGTTATATACGGAGTTAGGTGAGTTAAGTAATGAGATTGGGTTCTTCAAATATTGGAAGAAAAACAAAAAGGATGACAAGGCATGTCAATATGATGAATGGGCGGACTGCATGCACTTTATAGCGAGTTTGGGTAATAAGTATGGTCATGTTGATTACGTTCTGTCTCATGAGTTAAATGATGGTGATATTTTACTTAACAAAAAGGATGAGGTTTCTTACCACTTTACGTTTGAGGCTATTTATAAAGGCGAGTTTAATGATGAATTTGATTACGGAAATGCATTTGTAGCTTTAATTGTAATTGGATTGAAATTAGGCATGACATACGAAGACATGGAAAAGGCTTATTTCGAAAAGAACCAGGTTAATTACGATCGACTAGCAAACGGATATTAAGACCAAATTTGAATTTTATTAAAAAGGAGGATGAAAAATGATAGGTGGATTTGACCCTTTCAAAGATTTTCATAAACCAAGTAGTTATACAAAGAAAAGATATTGGCTTATAGGATTCCCGTTAATAGGTACATTCCTAATGATTATGGTAGCAGTAATGTACACAACCGACGCAATTCATTATGTATTTACACCAAAAAGATGGAGAAGGAGAAGATAAAAATGAACGCAATGGATTTTTTGAGAATATCACCACTTATTAACGATTGTCCGAATTGTGGTAATCAATTTGTTGGTAATGGTCAAGGTACATTAGAAGTTGATGACAATATGATCAAACGTACTTGTAAGTGTGGGTTTAATTTCGAATACGATGTTAACAACGGAGTAAGTAAAAAGAAAATTAAGCAAGTGATTGATGAGTCATTAAATAAATTGTAACAAAAGCGTTATTTTATTAGAAAAGGAGAATGGGAAATGAAGAAAGTTGAATTTAATGAAAATAGTTTCGGCCAACAGTTAATTATCACTGGTTTAGCAAGATTAGTTGAAGAAGAGGGACTAACACCACATGAATCATTTGAAGTTTTAAGACTTATTCAAAACAATACATTTCATGTGTTAGCTGATTTACACAAGGAATACAAAAATAACAAATAAAAACGCTATTTTATTAGAAAAGGAGAATGAAAAATGGAACAAATTTTAAAGATTGAAGAATATCAAGAAAAAGTACAATGGTCAAACATGAGTGGTTACGCTATTACAACAAACGAACAGGTAATCAAGCTATTGATTGATGATGAGCAGTCATGCTGTGAAAACTTTGGTTACTTTATGTCAGAAGATGACTTCAATGATTTTATAGGAGCACAACTCATTGACATAAAAATAACTGATACAGAATTAAAAGAGGGTCTTCTTGAAAAGCATGATTTGGATATAGAAAGTGAGTATTTTGAAGGTGATGTGATGTTCGTTGATATTGTCACATCTAAAGGTACTCTCCAGTTTGTCGCTTATAACGAACATAATGGGTATTACGGTCATGAGGCTAAAGTTATTTCAAAACAAATTAATCATGATGAAGTGTTATAAAAATTTCATTTTGTAGAAAAGGGGTGATTCTTTGTACAAGTTATATTTTCAATTTGATAATGGAGAAATTGTAAAGCCGTCGCCTTTGCCTCATTACGTTGCAGTTTTGGATTGGAAGTTCCAAGTTAAAGAAATAAGAACTTGTTTTTCAACACATGTTATTGATCTTAGGGGAGGTTGGAAATTTGTTCAAAGTCAGTTAGATAAAGAAAAAGAAGATTGGGAAAGGTTACCGCATATAAAGAAATCTTTTAAAAAATACTTATTGCAGAATATATTCAGTCTGTTGTTTAAGAAACATGACATATATAGCAATCAGATTAATGATAAACGATTTATATATATTAAGTTCTTATAAAATCATTTTGTAGAAAAGGGGAATGGATATGGAAGAGGATAAAGTCGGAACGTGTGACTTATGCGATGAAGAAAAGACAATGGTCCGTTACAGTCCAGCTCGTAATGAGTGGTTATGCGAACGTTGTTACGACTATACAGCAAGCGTTATATTCGGGGAAATAATGAATGATTAAAAGAGCAGCTAGCAAAAGCTAACTTTTCATTTTGCCAAAAAAACGGCTCTATATAATAAGGAAATTAAACGTTTAAATTAATTCTGAATGCAATAGGTCATGTGGACGTTAGAACGTCTAAAAACGTGTAATAACAGCATATAAAATGATTCATCGGTTTGAGGTGAAATTACAAGGGGGAAAAACGATGAAAAAGCATAAAAAACGAAAAGTTAGGAAAGCAATCGCTCGTAGAGGTAAATCAGTTGAAAGATATCGTGTTGAAACAGCATGGAGAAACATTTTTGTACAAGCAGGCATCCTAAAATAAGTGAGGTGTATTATCTGAATGGAATTGTTTTTGGTAGATACGCTATGGAATACGTACTTTCTTGTAAGAGAAAATTTAGAAGAAGCTGTGAAAGAGGCTCATAAAAGAGAAGGTCATGGGATAAACATAAAGGTTCAAAGGATTGAAGAAATAGATGGATTTAAAGTGAACCTTACACCAGCTAAAACGTTTGATAAATGTTTCATTCACATTGGAGATAAAGTACTTGAAGGTGGAAGCGGATATATTAGATAAAGTGAGGTGGCATACACAATGTTAGAATGGTTAAAAGATTATCATAAATTAGAAGATGAAATTATCTACTTAGAAAGTGATTTAGATAGAAGCAAGAAAGAATTAAAACGTTGGGTGTATGGTGACTTACAAGAAGTACGATTAACTGAAGGGTCAGAAGGAGGGAAGTTGGAAGATCGTATTGCTGTACGTGAACATGATTTAGCTCATAAGATGAATGACATGTTTGATTTCAAAAAGGTAATTAGTACGTTTCACGGCTTGGAACACAAGATTATGTATGGCAAGTATGTGGAGGGCAAGACATTGGAAAAGCTTGCTGAAGAGTTAGATTACAGTCCGCGTTATATCTATAATAAACATTCGCAAATAAAGCGTATGATTGAATATGCTCAAAAACTAAGTTAACAAAACATTAAGTTCACTTCAGTTCATGTTAACTATTGCAAAAAGGGTTTATAGTAATAGTATAAAGAATTGACGAAAGGGCAACTGAATGAAACGGTTGCTCTTTTGTTTATGAGTGGATATTAAAATATCACGTACCGGACTATATTTATAAATGATATGTATAGACAGTAATGTATACATTCTTTGTTAGGTAATTAGAAATGAATGTAAACATAAGTCTTTCTGTAAGAATTCTATATTCTTACCCATTAACCTATGTTTACATTTTTACTAATTTATTATGATATCGATATTGATTTAAAGTGAAATAATAAAACTATAGCATCCATTCGGGTGCTTTTTATTTTGGAGGAGGATGAATGATGCCAACTAAAGATATTGCAAAAGAAATCTATTTTGCTGTACGTAATGAGGATGGGACATTTGGTACACCAATATTAGTGAAACCTATGAAAGAAGAAGATTTATATGCGGACAGTGACGATAAGGAGTGAAGGTAATGATTAGCCATTACTTAATCAATACATTAGTCAACTGGCGTGAGAGTTCACGGAAGAGTGAAATTCAGAAAGCTTATAACTATTTAAGAAGTATGTACGGAATGACGAATACAGAGGCGTGTAAGATGCTTGATGTTTTGAAGTTAGATAATAGTGGTTACTTCAAGTATGAATGGAGACATCCGAAGTTACGTGAGTTATTAGGAGAATAGTAAGGAGCGAGAAACATTGACTAACTTCTACAAAACAAAACGATGGAAGAACAAACGCACAACAGTATTAAAGCGTGACTCATACCAATGCCAAGAGTGTAAACGATATGGCAAGAACAAAGAAGCAACAACAGTACATCATATCCATCCATTAAGGAATAGACCGGAGCTAAGACTCACAACAAGTAATCTGGTTAGCCTGTGTGGAAGATGTCACGATAAGATGCATGATCGTATCAGTGATGAGTTAACAGAGTTAGGTAAGCAATGGATAGAACGTGTGGAAAGGATGAGGGAGAATGAGTGATAAGTTAATCGAATATAAGTGTCGTAATTGTGGTCACTCAGTTAGTACAAAGTTACGTGTAGAAGGTGGAGCAAAGTGTAAAGAGTGTGGAAGTATATCAATGTATCCAATGCTTGAATCAATTGGAGCATTTGAAGATAGCACTAAACATAAAGACATGTCTTATGAATTAGCTTATGTATTCCTTGTAACAATCGAAGAACAAATGATTAAAGATGTAGCTGATGATAGATGTATTGATGCAATTCAAACAGCACAGAAACTATTAAAAGAAAAGATTACAGGATATTCTCAATAAATTTATATCCCCCCCACTTACAAAATAAATAAAAAAGCTTATTGGGGACCGAGAGGGGGAGCTTTTTCCAATAGAGCGACTTCTGGAAAAACTTTTTTTGAGGGAGGTGAGAGGGTGGCACGTCGTAAAGAGGCTGATATGGTCGAATTTGAAGCACTTTCTATTAAAGAAAAAGTAATTGAAGATATGAAGGGTTTAGGTACTTATAAACAAGAATATGATGCGATTATCTCCATTTATTCTGATTTATTAGCTCAGTATCATGATGCAAATGAAAAATTCAAGGAAAGCAATTATCAATATGAAACTGAAACTGCAGCAGGTGGAACTAAAAAGTCTGCGATAGTTGCGACCCTTGAAAATTTACGGAAAGACATACTCGCATACTCTGACCGTTTATGCCTTAACCCAAAATCTTTTGTTACTGAAACGGAAAAGAAAAAGAAAAAACAATCAAAATTAGGGCAGGCCTTAAGTGGTTTCGAAGGCTGAGTACAAAAACTATGATCTTGTAATGGAGTATGCGGCAAGTATCGTAGAAGGTAGAAAGTTAGCAAATAAGGAACAAATACAGGGCTGTGAACGTTTTTTCAACGATTTAAAGAATCCTGAATATGTATTTAATCCAAAAGATGCGGAATTTGTTATAGGAATCATCGAAAAAACATTTGTACATGCTCAAGGTGAGATGCTAGATGGTACACCGTTACGCGGAACACCGTTTTTATTAGAACCATTTCATAAGTACCAGGTTTATAATTTGCTTGGTTTTTATCATAAAGGAACAAAGATTAGGCGCTTTAAAGAAGCGTTTATTTATATTCCACGGAAAAATATTAAAACATCGTTTGCTGCGGCACTAGCTTGGGCCCTTGGTCTTTTAAATAGAAAGTCAGGTAGTAAAGTTTATATTGTGGCTGCAGCATTGAAGCAATCGCTTGAAAGTTTCAACTTTATCAATTTCAACTTAGATCAAATGGGTGAAAAAGAGAATTTCCGCGTTATCGATAATAACCAGGAACATTCCATTTCGGGTGATCTTGGTGATGGCTCTCTTTATATTCAAGCATTAGCAGCAAATCCAGATAAACAGGACTCATTAAACTGTAATATCGCAATTGCTGATGAGTTACACGCTTATAAAACACCCAAACAATATAACATCATCAAAGAAGCCATGAAAGCTTACACAAATAAACTAATGATTGGTATTACAACGGCTGGTGATGATATGACAAGCTTCTGTTATCAGCGTTTGCAGTATTGTAAAAAGATACTTGATGGCACTGTGAAAGACGAAGCTTATTTTGTATTCATTGCAAAGGCTGATGAAGATGAAAAAGGAAATGTGGACTACACAAGTGCAATTGAACATCAAAAAGCAAACCCTGCTTATGGTGTTTCGATTCGCCCGAATGACATTATGAATGATGCATTACAAGCCCAAAACGATCCACAGCAAAGGAAAGACTTTTTAGCGAAGTCATTAAACATTTATACCTCTGCAATTCGTGCTTATTTCAATTTAGATGAGTTTAAAACTTCTGATAAAAAGCATAATTGGACGCTTGAAGAGTTATCTAAGTTGAAAATTGATTGGTTTGGCGGTGCCGACTTATCAAAAATGCATGATTTAACAGCAGCCGCTTTATATGGGAATTATAAAGGTGTAGATATTGTTATAACTCATGCTTGGTTCCCAATTGTAGCTGCTACTCAAAAGGCTGAAGATGATAACATTCCGTTATTTGGCTGGAAAGATGACGGTTGGTTGACGATGTGTAATACACCAACTGTAAATCACTCTGATATTGTTAATTGGTTTATCAAAATGAAGCAAAGTGGATTCAAAATTAAACAAGTTGGTTTTGATAGAAAGTTTAGTCGTGAGTTTTTCCTTGCAATGAAGAAAAAAGGCTTTGCAATGATTGACCAACCGCAATACTTCCACAAAAAGTCTGAGGGTTTCAGACGTATTGAGAAGAAAACGAAGGATGGCGAGTTTTATTACTTACATTCACAAGCGTTTGAATATTGCGTACAAAACGTTGCTGCAATTGAAAAGACTGACGATATGATCCAATACGAAAAAGTTATGCCAAACCAACGCATTGATATTTTTGATGCGTCTGTTTTTGGTGCAATTCGTATGCTTGAAAACTTTGAAAAAGCTGTTGATGCTTCAACTTGGCTAGAAAACTAATCATAGGAAGGAGGTGTAATCTTTGGCATTTTGGAGGAAGAGAAAAACACGTTCAGCCGTTACGGTTCCATTTGCAATTGGCGATGTTGAAACAGTCGGTTATACAAGGCTTTCAGACAATCCAGACGTATTAATTGCAGTAGATAAAATTGCTGATCTGGTTTCAAATATGACCATTCATCTCATGGAAAATACAGATGAAGGTGATAAACGATTACGAAATCAGTTGTCACGAAAGATAGACATTGAACCGCATCGAAATATGACGCGAAAGAGCTGGATTTATAAGATTGTTAGTGATTTATTACTTCATGGTGATGGTAATTCTATCGTCCACATTGGTATTGATCCACAAACAACTTACATTGATGATTTAACACCATTTCAAATGCAAGCTGTGAGCTATGAAGATGTGGAGGGCAACTACCTCATCAACTTCAACGGCACAACATACACGCCAGACGAGGTAATTCACTTTGTAATTAATCCTCATCCAAATTATCCGTATCGTGGTACAGGATATAGGGTGGCACTAAAGGAAATCGTTAAAAACTTAAATCAGGCTACAAAAACAAAGAATAATTTCATGAGTGGCAAGTATATGCCATCACTTATCATTTCTGTGGATGCTATGACAGAGGAATTGTCCAGTAAAGAAGGACGAGATAATATCATGGCTAAATATTTCGCGGAAACAGAAGGCGGTAAGCCTTGGATCATTCCGGCTGATTTAATCAAAGTCGAACAAGTAAAGCCTTTATCACTAAAGGATATTGCTATTAATGAAGGCGTTGAATTAGATAAGAAAACTGTTGCTGGACTCTTTGGGATTCCGGCATTTTTCTTAGGTGTTGGTGATTTCAATAAAGAAGAATACAACAATTTCATTAATACTCGTATTTTTTCAATAGGACAAGTAATAGCACAAACATTAACGCGTGATTTACTATTCAGCCCGAATTGGTTCTTCCGTTTAAATCCACGCAGCTTATATTCATACAATTTAAGCGAAATGGTGGCAGCAGGAACGCAAATGGTCGACCGAAATGCAATGCGAAGAAATGAATTACGTGATTGGGTTGGCTTAGATCCTGATGCTGAGATGCAAGAACTTATCATCTTAGAAAACTATATTCCAGCTAATAAGATTGGTAGTCAAAACAAATTGAAAGGGGGTGAGAACAATGAATAAACGTCATATGCATTTCACGTCAGAATTAAAAACAAGAGCTAGTGAAAACGAAAATGAAGCGGTGATTGAGGGATATTTTGTTGTCTATGATCAAGAAACTGAATTATGGCCAGGAGCGTTTGAAGAAGTTGCTCCAGGAGCATTTGAAATTAGTTTACGTAACAATGACATTATGTGCCTGGATAATCACGATTCAAGAATGGTTTTAGCTAGTTTTGGCAGCGACACACTTGAATTAAAGTCCGACAATCACGGTTTATGGGGTAAAGCAATTATCGACTTAGAAGATCCGAACGCAAAGAGTGCCTATCGTAAAGTACAGACTGGTAAAGTGCGTGGTTGTTCATTTGGTTTTTACCCAACTAAGGAGGACCAAATCACACGTGATGATGGGACGATGAAGTGGAGAATCACTGAAGCCGAATTACACGAGGTTTCAATTACAGCATTCCCAGCATATCCACAAACGGATATTATGGCCCGACAAAAAGATGTTGAAACCATCAAGAAGCAAAGGCTTGAACAAAGAAAAAAACAATTAAAGGAGCGATTAACCAATGCCTAATCCAGTATTAATTGGTGCTAAGTTAAACATGAAGCGTAATTCTCTAACAACTGTGGAGGGAAAGTTAACTGAACTACTTGCAAAACGTAGCGAGTTAGAAGCTTCTATTGATGCAATTGAAAATGAAGAGGATTTAACCGCAATTGAAGCGAGTGTTAAAGAAAATGATGATGAAATTGCTTCTTCTGAGGAAGAAAAAACAAAGTTAACAGAAGAAATTGAAGAACTTGAAAAAGAATTAGAATCATCCAATCGTAAATCACCAAAAAAAGGAGCGAAACGTAATATGCCAAACCAAATTGAAACACGTGAAGCAATTAATGCTTATGTACGTGATAAAGACCAAACACGCGCTGGATTCACATCTGTGGAAGGTGGAGCATTAATTCCAGAAGAATTATTAAAACCACAAAAAGAACTTGTTGATACAGTCGATTTAACAAAGTATGTTCGTAAAATTCCAGTTAATCGTGGTTCTGGTAAATATCCAATTATCAAGAAATCGAATGGGAAAATGATTTCTGTTGCAGAACTTGCTAAAAATCCAGAGCTTGCAAAACCAACTTTTGAAGAAGTGACATACGACGTTGAAACATACCGTGGTTATATTCCGGTTTCTCAGGAAGCTATTGATGATGCAGATTATGATATTTCAGGTCTAATTGCAGAAGATATCCAGGACCAAGACTTAAATACAAAGAACGCTAAAATTTCAGCTATCTTTAAAACAGCTACAGCTAAACCTGTAACGGGATTAGATGGAATTGTTACGTTACTAAACACTGGATTTAAACAAGTTTATAACGTGAAATTCTATGTATCATCTTCATTATTTAACGCATTAGACCTATTAAAAGATAAAAATGGTCGCTATTTATTACAAGATGATATTACTGTCGCATCTGGTAAACGTGTTAAGAGCAAAGAGGTTGTTGTTTTAGATGATGATATGATCGGAACAAAAGCCGGGGACTTAGTAGGATTTGTAGGTGATGCTTATGAATTCTGTACTTTATTTGATCGTAAAAAGGCTTCTGTTAAGTGGACTGATAATGACATTTACGGTCAATTATTAGCTGGTTTCGTTCGATTTGATACAAAAGCTGTAGATAAAAAAGCTGGCTACTACATCACTTACACAGCAGCACCAGCTGGAGCATAAAAAGGAGTGATTCTGAATGGCTAAATATGTGGTCTTAGAAGATTTTGCAGACTTACAAGATGATAATCATGTTTATCGCCAGGGAGATCATTATCCCTACAAGGGACGAGCTAAGAAAGAACGAGCTGAAGAACTTTCAGGGAGTGAAAACCTTAGAGGTGAGCCTTTAATCAAGGAACTAAAAGGCGATGAATGAGCAAGTAAAAGCTACTCTATTAAATTTATTAAAACTTGATTTAGGCATCACTCACGATTTGAGGGATGCTTATTTTAATAATTTGCTAGTTAGTTCACAAAATGAGATTGAGAGAACAGGAATTGTATTAGATTTTGAAAGTGTGGATGACCAAATGTTAACTGTCGATTATGCAGCGTGGTCCTATCGAAACCGACAAGTAGATACTCCATTATCTCGAAATTTACAGTTTAGGATTAACAATAGGGTTATCAAGAAGGCAGGGATTACAAATGCCATCACTTAAATCAAGTGTAGGAAATTCAAAGCGCATATCACTAGATGATGTGTGCTTTTTGATTTTCATTGAAACCGAAAAAGATGAACTAGGACAAGTAATTGGTACAAACGAAATACCAAGACAAATCTTTTGTTCTAAATTAAGTATTAATCGTCAAGAATTCTTGGCAGGTGGGCAACTTGGATTGAAACCACAACTCTTATTTGTTGTAGATTCTGATGAATACGATGATGAAACATCATTAATATATGAAAATCAAAAATATATAGTCTATCGAACCTTTCCACGATCTGATGGATTCACAGAAATTTATTGCGAGGTGAAAGCTGGTGGCTAGTATTAATGATTTTGCTAGTGAAATTACTAGGGAATTACAAAGGTACTCTCACCTAGTAGAAGAGGACTTAGAAAACATTCAAGAAGTTGTTACAGATAATCTTGTGGATGGATTACAAGAAAATAGTCCTAAAAAAACAGGTAAGTATCGTAAGGGATGGCGTAAGAAAAAAGAAGGAAAATCAACCATCGTTTACAATGCGTTAAAGCCACAACTCACACATTTGTTAGAAAAAGGACACGCAAAAGCGGATGGGGGCCGCGTTCCAGCTCAGGTTCATATTGCTCCAGAAGAAGAAAAAGCAATTAATGATTACTTAGAGCGAGTCGAAAGGGCGATTCAACAATGAATTTAATTGAATTAAAGAAGATTCTTGATGCTACAGGTTTACCTGTGGCTTATTCGCATTTCACAGCGTTACCAGGCAAACCAGTTCCGAAGCTTCCATATATTTGCTTTCTAGCGGACGGGTCAGCTAATTTAATGGCTGACAACAAGGTATACCACAAGATAAGTGATTTAAATATAGAGCTTTATACAACTAAAAAGGATTTAGTTGCGGAAGCCAAACTTGAACAAGTCCTAGATGATTTTGAAATTCCTTATGATTCGCCAATCGAAGGGACTATTGAATCTGAAAAAATGTATCAAAAAATATACGAAACGAGGTTGATATAAATGGCAGAAAATAAAGTCACTTTTGGTTTAAAGGGAGTACGTTACAGCGTTATCACTGAAGATGAAACAGGAAAAATCACATACGGAACGCCAGCTAAATTACCAGGTGCTGTTGAAATGAAATTGGAACCGAAAGGTGAACAATCAGATTTTTATGCGGACGACAGTAATTATTACACTGAATCAAGTAACCAAGGATATGAAGGTACATTAAATATCGCTAAAGTTACTGAAGCGTTCCGAACTGAAGTGTTAGGAGAAATTTTAGATGAAACTGACAAGGTTATCACTGAGGTTTCAAATGCAAAAATTAAGAAAATCGCTCTAATGTTTGAATTTGATGGTGATGTGAAAGCGACTCGACATTTACTTTACAACGTATCTGTTTCACGACCTGGTGCAGGTTCTTCAACAAAGAGTGATAAAACAGAGCCAAATACAACTGAATTGAAATTCGTTGCAGCACAACATCCGGAAAATCAAAAGGTGAAAGTTTCAACAACTGTTGGTACTCCAGTTGGCATTTATGATGCATGGTATACAAAAGTTTACGAGAAAGTTGTGGGGGCGTAACTAGATGGAAAAAACAATCACAATTGATGAGAAAGATGTGCTTTTAAAAAGTACGGCCGGTACAGCTATTCGCTATAAGGCGCAATTCAGACGTGATATGTTTGCGGATATCCTTGGTTTGGGGGTACTTTCTTCATATATATCAGCTGATGGTGACCAAAGCAATATTGACCTTTCACAAGTTGATTTAAGTAAATTAGATTTTGAAGTTATTTATAACTTAGTATGGGCATTCGCTAAAACAGCAAATAAAGAGGTTCCAGATCCGCTAACGTGGCTTGATACATTTGGAGAATTTCCGATTGCTGAAATTATCACTGAAATTCAGGACTTAATTAAAAGTACAGTTCAGTCAAAAAAAAAATAACAGAAGATGATCAAGGGCAAGGGCGTAACAATGGGAAGGGTAGTTTTTCTGTTGATACATTCCTTGCTCTTTGTTATTCATGCAAACTCTCAAAAGAAGATTTAGAAGATATGACAATAGGTGATTGCTTGGATTATATCGATGAGTATGTTGAATTAC